CCCAAGGATAATAGCTGCGGAGCCGGTTGCTATGCAACTTGCTCAGCAGTCGATCCGATCGATGTTATATCGTAGGATCGAGACGATCCCTATTGTTGGTAGACATGTTCAGTTTTCTGATCAGTCTATCAACAGAGAGATCGCCCGTTGTGCCTCTCGAACAGGTCAGTTTTCTACAATTGACCTATCCAAAGCTAGTGATCGTGTTCCACACGATCTAGCAATGACGATGTTCTCGGCAAATCCTGTTTTACAACAGGCTGTCGAGGCATGTCGTTCGACGCACGCGAAGCTTCCTGATGGCCGAATAATCGGTCCCCTCAGGAAATTCGCTTCCATGGGCTCAGCTCTCTGTTTCCCTGTAGAATCTATGTATTTCTACACAGCATGTGTAGAGATTCTACTTCGAATACAGAACCTTCCCGTGACGCGATCTACGGTTCGCAAGAATCTAGCTCGTGTCCGCGTCTATGGGGATGATATAATCATTCCCACGACGCATGCGATTGAGATCATTCGCCACCTGCAGGAATACAACTGCAAAGTGAACGTCGCAAAATCTTTCTGGACTGGGAAGTTCAGAGAGAGTTGCGGGATGGATGCCTATGATGGGCAGGAGGTGACTCCTACCTATATTCGTAGGCTACTCCCGAATGATCTTCGGCAAGCCTCCGATATAGTCAGTACAGTCAAAACGGCGAATCTTTTCTTTAGGAAAGGATACGTCGCTACGGCTGAATTCCTTTATTCAAAGGTGGAAAGAATATTGGGTAAACTCCCAATCCTTCCAGACGATTCGGATGGTCTTGGTCGCGTTAGTTATGAACAAGGTGTTCTTCCTCCATTGCGCACCCGGATGGGGCGCTTTAGGTGGAATGGACGTTACCATCGCCTTGAAGTTAGGGCGTGGGTTGTTCGACCTATCCGTCGCACTGACGTGATTAGGGACTACGCGGCTCTAGCGAAGGCTCTTCTCTTTATCGGGAATCCCGAAAAGTCTAAGAACCATTTACGCCAGACCGAACGGTACCGGGCCGTCGCACTGAAACACCGGTGGGTCCCAGCAACTTAATGCTGGATAGCTAGCTTGCTAGCGGGCGGAGCGACCCCTTCTACTTTCCGTAAGGAAAGTATCTCCGAG